CGGAACTGAAACCTTCTATCTCGTACCCACTTGGGGATTGAGTCGCTCAAGCCACCTTTCTTGCCTTTTCCCGACCCGAAACGATACGGGCTATTGGGTGCTTTGGCGGAGGAAGATTTGCCCCTGACACCCTTGTCTTGGAACTCACCATATTCCGCCATCTTGAAAACCAAAGAGAACGAAGCCCCTGTTTCGGAAACTTTAAGGTCATAGGAAATAGAGTTGTACAATTCCTTACTGACATTCTTGCTCTTTTTGGAGAGGTTGCTTCTTGCTTGTTGAACGACATACTTGCCGAACTTATTAAGCACCGCTTCAATGTTCTCTTTGAGTGGCATCAGCAAGAAGAAATTTCATTGTTGGGGAGCAACACATCAAAGGTCGCAGTCCATCCAACCAATAAGTTCTCAAAACGCTCGGAGAATGGAAGGCAAGTAGGATTCCCGTCCAACTGATACAAGTCCGTGTAGAGTGTCCCCTTACGCAATTTCGTTACCACATCATTGATGACGGCAAGTTGAGTGTTGAGGATGTCTTGCTCATTATTCGTGCCGTAGAAAGGCTCGTTTTGGTCACGAGGGTTCTCCTTCGTTTCATCCAGTACATCCATACACATCAAGCTCACATTCATACGAATCACTTGACCCTCAATACTTGCTTGGTTAATCATTATGTGAGCAAGGGGGAAGATCGTTTGCTTGTTGAGGTCTACATCAAAGATGTCCCCGAATGTTACGACATTCACTTGGCTATGCGCCTCAAGGGTGTCTTTGAGAGTTTTGGTAATGTTGTAGAACTGCCTCATTTCAACTTGCTTTTGAGTATTTTGTTTTCGGTTTCTGCTTTATGCTTTTCGTAGGTAAGGAAGGTAAGGCATTGATGAAGGGGTAATCCTCCAACCTCATCAAATCGCCCAACATCTCCTTGAGCAAGGGAATAGAAGGTATTGTACCATCCCCATCGTTTTGAGAATTGGGCTTGGGGTGAGAAGTCATCACCGCCATTTCCTTCTCCAAATAGTTCAGAGTATGAACCAATAATTCGCTTCCTAAAGTCCAAAAAAAAACTATCGCCCCCATTACGACATCCATTGGGGCTTCTTTCATTAGGTCGCAATACTTGGTGGCCGATTCGTATGGTTCAATGTCATATCGCTTACCAGCCCTTTGTGTTACAGGACGATACAACACCGCCATTGTCTTGTGGAGGTTTTGGATGTCGCTCATATAGGAGTCAAGGTCTACAAACTCCCCGTAGGTAATATCTTCCAATGATGGGATAAAGCCGAATTCTTGTCCGTTAAGCGTGAATTTTTGCGTGAGTGAAGGCTTTTCCTTCATCATCGCATTTAGGTGTTTAGAAACGCCAGTAATGTCCTTAAATCGGATGTTGGGTAGTTTATCCAATGGTACATCGCAAAATATCTCCAACATCTTCTTTGTGAGAAATTCATCATCACCCTCCAAACGAGCAAAGCGTTGGTATTGCTCAAGGGTGATTTCCGATAGCGAGGTGGGTACAATGACTTTTAGTTCCATTGTTTAAATAACCTTTAGAATTTATCTTATAGCATAACGCCCGTAGTTCGGACGGCTCAACCTGTTGAAGGTCGCATAGCGTGTTGCATCAATAGCGTGGTTGAATGCATCAATGGGTCTATTGAGTAGATTCCCGTTCTTATCCTCTTGCCATTTGTAGTTCTGGAATTCTCGGATGGCATTCTTACTGTCCTTCGTGACAAATATCTTATGGCGTTTGAGGATGTCTATTCCCGCCATTACGCTATCCGCTCCCTTTGCCGTTGGCTTGACATTCCATCCCATCCTATGCAGTTCTTCAATACTCTTGGGTTCTGCGCTATCCGCCCATATCTCGTCAAACCTCGTCAGTCCAAGTTCGGATAGTTTTTGGCTAATATCTTGGTTGGTGAGGTTGGTGTGATAGAGCAACTCGTGGATATACAGGTTGTCACCATCTTTAAACACCTTAACAAGGGAGGTTGGGTCATTGGTAAATCCAAAGTCCAATCCTAATGAGATAAGTTGACCTTTCGGCTCTTCCGCTATTTGGAATTGGAAGATTGTAGCTCTTGACATACCACGCTCTCCAAGACCATAGATTCTCCAGTAGTCCTCATCGGTGTATTTAAGCCTCTCAATCTCATCAACGATGCTCTTGTCAAGGAATGGGTTGTCCTTGTAGGTTGTTTGGATATATGTTACATCGTCCCTCGTTAGTAGACGGTCATAAATCCAATGGAATGAATCGGAGGGGTTGTAGTCAATCCATATCTTCTCGGTTGTTCTGACAAGCAACTGGAAGAAGTCTTCCCAAGTGAGTTCGTTAGCTTCATTACAGAACAAGAAGTCACGCCTTGCTCCGCGTTTCTTTTGTGGCTGATCTAACGAGATGAACTCAAAGAGGTTTCCGTTGAGGGTGTAGGTGTAGTCGCTCTTGTTGTGGAACTTCTCATCATAGACTCCCAAGTTGTTTAGAATCTCAAAGAAGTCCCGATAGGCGGTCATTTTAAGCGATGGGAGAGACTTTCTTACTATGGAGTATACCTTTCCCTTCGTTTGGTACGAATTGACGATTAGGAGTTGTAGGAGTGAATATGTTTTACCACTACGAGTACCTCCTTGATTGACGATAATCTTGGTAGTGGCTTCCCAGTTCTTTTCAAAGACAGGGCCGTACTTAATCTTTAGGCTTGACAAACTCCAACTCTATTTTGGTGATACCCTCGTCTACTTCGTGCTTGTTCTCCACCCTTGCGAGTTTGGGGGTTGTGTACTCTCCTAACTTGGTGAGAATGTCAAGTGCTGCCTTTGGGTCATCCGCAGCTACTTCAGTAAGCCAAGTAGTCATATTGTCCAAGTTGTCCTCAATGAGTTTTTGGAATGCCTCTCGGATTTTGTTAGATGTTTTGTTTACTGCTCCTTTGGGTTTACCCGCTGGGTTGCCACTTACTCCTTTTTCAAATGCCATTGTAAATCTTTGTATTTTTCAACTATTTCTTCTAAATAACTTCTTATTATGGATTTCTTGTAACCACTCCTTATGGTGTTTCACATCTCCGTAGGTTATATGGCAATTTCTACATAGAGCCATTAGGTTTTCTATTGTGTCGTGGTTGGATGTTCCTCCCATTCCTCTTGCCTCTATGTGGTGGATGTCTACGGCTTGGCGGTTGCATACCTCGCAAGGAATCCAGTCCGTTTCATCGTAGCCCATTTCTTTGAGATAGAGTTTGGTGTGTTTTTTCATAGGTGCATCCCAGTCTTGCTTACAAAGCTAACTCCCCACCATAGCCACCCAATAGATACACAACCGTTACAGATTGCTGAATCGTAGGAGATGGAGATGTGCGGGAGCAAATGTACGCTTCCCACATATTTGAATGTTTCAATAGCCATTGTGTTTAAGGTGTTTGGTTAGTATGCTTTTTTGTAGTTCATCCATTTGAACATTGTCGTGCATCCATTTTAGGTAGTCAAGGTCGTTTATCTTGAATAGTTTCCAGCCCTTGTATCTTCCAATTACCATCTTTCCGTCAGATATGCGAAAGGGGTTCTTGTATCCTTTGGGTGCAATATAGTTGTTTTGCATTCCGCTTCTATTTTCATTTAGAAGTTTTCGTTTATTAAGTCCTTTATCTTTTTTCATAACTCATAAACTTTGACATTAGCGGTGTAAGCACTATGCTCACAATCCCGTGCGAAGGTTATCGCTTCCTTCTTTTCCTTGAATGTCTTTCGGGCATTGAGTAGCCAAGTGGTATTCTCAAGGAACTTATCATAAACTACTACATATCCCATTTTTTTTGGTGTCAAAGATTTCCTCAAAGTATTCTTCGGCAGTCCATCTTGATTCAGCTGCTCCGTGTCGTGCATCGCTGAATGCGTTGCGGATGATTTCCTTCTCTTTCTCAAGCATTGACTCAATCTTTTGCTCAATCATTCTTGGTGTGTCTAAATCCATTGGTAGGGTTGCTCTAACCCATTCCAACAATTCTTGCATTGGTGTTTTCATTTCTCTTTGCTGTTAAAGTATTCATTTAATAAATCTGCTAACTCTTCAGGGGTGTCGTTAATCTGTCCAATCTTTTCTCCGTCTACAAAAACATCATAACCC